GTTTTATATGAACGCAATGGTGCAAATGCCCGATCACGGTGAATTGCAAGCAGAACACTTTAAACATCAAGAATACGTATTCAGCGGTCACTTCCACAAGAGACAAAGCCGCGATAAGATCCATTACATTGGCAATGCGTTCCCGCATAACTTTGCAGACACTTGGGACGATGCTCGCGGTATGATGGTACTTGAATGGGGTGGTACACCTGAGTATTTTGACTGGGATAACTGTCCTAAGTTCCGCACTATTAAACTGTCAGATTTGATCGACAAGAAAGACACAGTTCTTAAATCTAAAATGCATCTAAAAGTTAATTTAGATCTCGATATTACTTACGAAGAAGCAAACTTTATCAAAGACGAGTTCAACGAAAAATACGACATTCGTGAAATTAGTTTAATTCAAGAGAAAAACAGTTTAGACGGAACTACAGACGATACCGCAGACGCTGAGTTCGAATCTGTAGATCACATCGTCACTGAACAACTGATCAATATCGAGTCAGATTCTTTTGATAAGAAGCTGTTGTTAGACCTTTACAATAACCTATAATATGGCATTTAAGATAAAATCAATTACCGTTAAAAACTTTATGTCTGTGGGCAATGTTTCACAGGCTGTAGATTTTGACAAGGAACACTTAACACTGGTTCTAGGTGAGAATGTTGACCTAGGTGGCGATGACAGTGGGTCGCGCAACGGCACAGGCAAGACTACAATGATCAACGCATTGTCGTATGCACTCTACGGAACTGCTCTCACTAACATCCGCAAAGAAAACTTAATCAACAAAACTAACGGCAAGGCTATGTTAGTCACTGTCGAGTTTGAAGTAGGCGGCGTAAGCTATCGCATTGAACGTGGACGTAAACCTAACGTTCTTAAGCTCTATGTTAACAATCAAGAACAAAAAGCTAAAGATGAATCACTAGATGATGACGCACAAGGTGATAGTCGAGAAACTCAAAAGCACATTGAACAGTTGTTAGGTATGAGTCATACAATGTTTAAGCACTTAGTTGCGCTGAACACTTATACTGAGCCGTTCTTGTCAATGAAAGCTGCCGATCAGCGAGAAGTTATTGAACAGTTGCTCGGTATTACTGTACTATCAGAGAAAGCAGAAAAGCTCAAAGTACTGATGAAAGATACAAAGGATGCTATTCAAGCCGAATCTTTCCGTATTGACGGTATTAAGGTTGCAAACGAAAATGTACAAAAGAGTATCGATAGTTTAGGACTAAAAAGTTCTGCTTGGGAAACTAAGAAGGATGAAGATCTTGAACGCATCGGTAAGGCTATTATGAAATTAAGCAGCGTCGATATTGATGCCGAACTTGCTGCACACTTTGCTCTTAAAGAATGGAATACTAACTCTGCTACAATAAGAGAATTGCAAAAGCAAAAAGCAACTCTAGACGCAGCAGTAGGTCAAGCAGAAAAAGCTGTCAAAAAGTACGAAATAGAAATTGCACACCTTGCTGAGAAAAAATGTCCTGCTTGCGATCAAGAGCTCCACGACCATAAACACGAAGAAATGCTAGAAAAAGCAAAGCGTGACCTAAATGATGCACAAACTTATGCATCTAAGATCGGCATGGATCTAACTGACATACAGTTAGCATTGCTAGAACTCGGTGACTTGCCGAAGCCGCCTGCAACATTTTATGACACAGAAGCAGAAGCATTAGGTCATAAAAATAATCTTGCAAGCCTGGAACAAAGTCTGGAGAACAAAATCAATGAAGCAAACCCTTACAACGAACAGATCGAAGAACTTAAAAAAACTGCACTTCAAGAAATTTCGTGGGACACAATCAACGAGCTCACAAAAACTAAAGACCACCAAGAGTTCTTACACAAACTTCTTACAAACAAAGACTCGTTTATTCGTAAGAAAATTATTGATCAGAACCTTAGCTACCTAAACAAGCGACTAAGCTACTACATTGACAAAATGGGATTACCACATCGTGTTATATTCCAAAATGATTTAAATGTAGAAATTACACAGTTAGGACAAGAACTAGACTTCGACAACCTCTCCCGTGGTGAACGTAACCGTCTAATCTTATCACTGAGCTTTGCTTTCCGCGATGTTTGGGAAAACTTGTACCAACACATAAACTTACTATTCATCGATGAACTTATCGATGCTGGAATGGATGCAGCAGGTGTTGAGGCAGGATTAGCAGTATTAAAGAAGATGGCACGTGAACGCAATAAAAACATTTTCTTGATCAGTCACAAAGATGAACTTGTAGGTCGAGTTAACAACGTACTCAAGGTAATCAAGGAAAACGGCTTCACAAGCTATGATACAGACTCAGAATACGTAGAGGCCACATGACAGATCTGCTAAACAAGTACAAAGAGACACACGAAAGGATGGTAGATCTATTAGTAGAATATTATCCAGAGCATGAGAATTTTTTATACAGACAGAGTCCATATTATACGAAAGAACTTCGTAAAGTATTAAAGAAGCTACGCCTAACAATTAAAGAATTAGAAAGGCTTGCTCAACAGAGGATGCTAGAACGCAGAGTCGAATGGGCAGAAAAACACGGAAGAACACTAAAGGATAACGAAGAATGAGCACAATTTCAGATCAAATCACAGACGCAGTAACAGCCTGGAAGGCAGAAGACGAAAAATTCGATAAGGGCAACAGCGCCGCTGGCACTCGTGCACGTAAGGCACTTGCTGAGCTAGCAAAGTTGATCAAAGCTCGCCGTAATGAAATTACAGCAGAAAAGAATGCTCGCAAGGAAGCTAAGGCTTCGGCTTAACGAGTAATGACATGGACCTATCAAGGATCCGTTGTTGAAGAATTACCCGAGGACTGTATTGGTTTTGTGTATATCATCACCAATACAGTCAGCGGTCGCAAGTACATAGGCAAAAAATTAGCAAAGTTTAGTAAGACGACCTACAAAGTTGTAAAACTGAAGAACGGCACAAAAAAGAAAAAGAAAATTAGATCGAAGATAGACAGCGATTGGCAAACTTATTATGGCTCATCTCCTAATTTAACAGCAGACATAGACACCTTAGGCACCGACAAATTTACACGCGAAATATTATATTATTGCAAATCAAAGGCAGAATGTAGTTACGTAGAAGCAAGAGAGCAGTTTGAAAGAAAAGTTCTTGAATCTAACGACTACTATAACGGGCATATACAAGTCCGTGTCCATGGCTCCCACATATTAAAATCGTAACAAACACAATTTAACTAACACCTAAGGTTGGCGGGCCAGTTGTAATACCGCTGTGGAAAACCCGGAGTAATGATCCGGACACGTAACATAGTAAGGCACTCCCCTGGAGGAATTCCAGTATCCTGAAAGACGGAAGTGAGTTTGAGGCTAGAACCCTAAGGCCGACGCATTGCTATAGTATGTTTGTTAGCATACGAAAAAAACACATATTGCTCTTAGAAACTCTAAGCACGGAACGAGGCTAGAGGTAGCGGTAGAAATACCGTGATGTCGACGTAGGTTGGGAAAGGTCAGAGCCCATAGAGCAGTGAAAAATACCTACTTCCAAATGTCTTGGCCGGATGTAACTCACATGAAGTTATCCTTCAAGAAAGACGGGACCGTTAAAATAGGTTCCGTCTGACCAGAATAATCTACATGAAATTATATGCTTCGCAATTAATCATATATCAGAAGAAATAAAAATGCTTCGAGTGTTAACGAAGAAGCAAATGAGCTTTAGCTCATTGTAAGTACTAAATAAAATCATAACACTTAGGATTACTCTGAAATGAAGATTGCACAAATATTTGAAAATGATGTTGACGAAGCTCGTAGAGGTAATTGGGGTCGTGAGCAATCACAGGCTGCAGGTCAGGCATTAGGTAAGAACATTGCTGCCGGATTACCTGCTGCTGATCAACAAAGAGCAATTCAGGCGAACAAGACATTAGCAGGCCAGAATCAAGCTCAAGCAGATCTTCAAGCAAGACTAACACAGAAAAAAGCACAACCAGCAGCACCTGCACAACCAGCAGCAC